TTGGCAACTTGGAAAATCTGACGGCAAAGGGCCTCAAGGAACCATAGATAGAGTCAAATTAAGTCTTGATAAAACTATTGAAAGAATAAAAGAATTAAAAAAACTTGGTGTCAATGTGCATACTATTTATATTATTTCTTTAGGTGATCTAATTGAAGGAGTCACAGGATTTTACCCAGGCCAAACTCATAAAGTTCAGTTAGACAGACTAGAGCAGATAACTGTGTGTCGTAGATTATTTCTAGAAGTTATTACTACTCTTTCTAAGCACGCTCCTAGAGTTATAGTTGGAGGTGTGCCAGGAAATCACGGTCAGAATCGTGGCAGAGATAAAAATGTTATTACTTCTGAATTAGATAATGATGATATTGGTATTTTAGTTTCTGCTGCAGATGCTCTTTCTTATGGTCCTTATAAACATGTTAAATTTGTCATACCAGAAGGACATCATCTTACTATTGATTGTCAAGGAACTGTTATAGGTTTTACTCATGGACATTTAAGTCGTGGTGGCAGCAACCCAGGAGATAAACTTATGAATTTTTGGAAAGGTCAAAGTTTTGGTATGCAAAGTTTAGGCGATGCAACCATACTTGTATCAGGACATTATCACCATTTAAGAACAATACAAGACGGGGTAAGAACATGGTTCCAAGTTCCTTCTTTAGATGCAAGTACATATTTTAAAGAACAATATGGTACAGAAACTATTAACAATGTAGTTACATTTACAGTAGATAAAAATGGTTGGGACAATTTTAAATTAGTTTAATATCTTGACTAAAATTCTACTTATACTAAACTTGAATCAAGATTGGTTGTCAGGAATCCTACTCGCAAGAGCTGGAGAAAGGCAGTATGAACAGATTAACTTTCCTGATCTGCCCTCCAATCTTATAAAGGAGGTAGTATGACAGAAATACATGACGAACTTCCAAAAAGGAAGTATGTAAAATCTGAGACACGTTCACTTGCTGAACAAATGGGTTTTATTCAGTTAATGGATAAACACCCTGATAAGTGGGTTAAATTACTTTCTGTTAAAAGAAAAAAAAGACAGAAGATATACAACATGGCATCATATTTTAGAAGGAGAAATCCTTATTATGATTTCAAAAGTGTAAGCGTTAAAGACTCTGTTAATTTGTATGGGAGGAAAAAATGATATATACAGAAGATGTATTAGATGCAGCAAAAGAAGTATCTAAATCTGATGAAATTGAAAACACTGAAATTGCATTTGACATTGACAAAATGAAAGATGTTGATCTAGCAGTTGCTCGTATACCAATAACAAGTGCTAAAGCAGCTACAACTAGAATTAATAGTTATGCTGACGATAGGTTAGCATCTAAAATTGAAGAGACCGGTACGTTTAAATTAAACAATACTGTGTTTCATGTCAATAAAGGATACAAGTATAAAACAATAGATTTACCTGGGTTCTTAAATTGGTTACTTGAAGGTAATGCTAGTGCTAGTGCAATGGGCGATTTGTCTGCAGTACTAGGGTACACTTTTGTACCTAAATTGCGTGGACTAGATGCCGTTGCTGAAAAGCGAGGTATGAAAGCACAAGTTGCAAGAGATACTTTTTTAGAAAGAGTCATAGATGATAAATCTAAATTAGCAGTTATAAATTGTGACACTGCATCTGCACCTAAGTGGGCAGTAGGAATGAAAGACGGTGATAGACTTGAAAGATCTTAGAGCATTAGCAAAACCATTTACTTCATTAGTAAAAAAAGGAAGTGATGCTGGTAAGTTTGGTGACTATGTAGAACATAGTGCAGTCAATCAAAGGCTTCTCGCGCATTTAGGTCCATTTGACCAAAGAGTTGTTGAAGTTGTGTATGATTTGCACTCTGAATTAGGCCAAGTATGTACTGGAGTAATTTTAGAACTCACTCTTTATATTGACGGTGAGCAAATTAGGATACAAGAAGTTGGTGACGTTGAGCACCCATTTAGAAAAGGTAGAACTAATGGCGACAGGTTAAAAAATGCTATTAGTGATGCAGTTAAAAGATGTGCTATGAGAGTAGGTCTAGGGCTACACTTATATGCACAAGATGATTATTTCCTAGAGAAACTATTGGAGGATAAAAATGACAGTAAAGGCTAAAAAAATTAGTTTAACATCTGATGATATATCAGGTAATGGTGGTGCTAATCAAATTACCCCTGGTGATTATGAAGCAGCCATTGTAGCAGTAGAAGATCACGTGGCTCAAAGCGGGAACGAAGGCTGGAAGTGGACTGTGCAAGTTGGAAAGTTAAAACTTTTTACTTTCACTATGTTTACTAAAAATGCAAAGTGGAAACTTGTTGAGTTAATGGGAGCACTTGGAATACCTATGCAAGAAGGTGAGATTAGTTTTAATCCACAAGATTATGTAGGTAAGCCTGTAGGTGTAGAGTTAATTAAGGATAAGAACGATGAACGTTATCTTGAAATTAATAAATTCTTTCCTGTTGGTGCTAAAAAAGTTGCTGCAGTAGATGCAGATGCTGAAACTGAGGTTGACAAAAGTGAGGTACCTTTTTAATATAAAAGTATTAAAGTTTATGTCAACCTCCTAACAAGGTAACATAATATAAAAACCCTCTTGCAAAAGAGGGTTTTTTACTTTATTGTTACTTCTTTTTTTTAGTACGAGAAGGTCTTTTCTTTTTCATTCTCATAGATTTTTTACCATAAATAGGCATAATTAATTTCCAATCTTTTTCTTAGCAAACTCTTTGACAACTACTAAAGCTGCACCACCACCTGCAATAGCAGCTAGTTGAAAAGCATTAGCATCTACTCCTACTAAAGGAGATATTGTTAAAGCTCCAATAAAAGCTTCTACAAATGTCCATATAGTTTTTTCTAACATATCTTTTAAGTCTTTACTCATTTAATTAGTCTCCCTAATTTTAATTTATTTTCTATGTTTTCTAGTTTAGCAATAATTGTATCGAGCTTCTTATCATCAGAAAAATTATTTTTAGGTTTAGGTTTTAATAACTCATTAATTGTTGTATATTCTATAGTTACTTTTTTACCTTGTAATAATTCTTTTGCTACTTTTGAATACATTTTTTTGTAAGCTACAACACTACTGCCTATAAATCCGTCTTTAGATACTTCTAAATCTTGTTGTGTTTCTCCTACAATTAAACAACCTGATGTATGTTCGTCAGTGTTACCTGTGTGAATAAGTATGTATTTAAACCCAGGAACGTCCTGTAGCTCAAGCATACCGTAGTGTGCGTTCTTGTATCTTTCTGTATATTTAGCGTGAAATCCGCCTGTTTTTCTAAATTTTATATCGTATGTGCCTTCTGGTATGCAAGTTTCATGCATAACTTTGACTGTTTGATATTGATCTTCTAATGTGTAGCACTCAAATACGTCATTAATTAACAAAATTCCATTTGTTGCATCAAGACCTAGTTGAGTTCTAACTACTGTTAACTTCATTGTATCTCCTACTCTCTAATCTAACTAACAGAAAACTTAGTGGTGTCGCTATCCAACTCACAATTGCAGCTAATAGTACCATACTTACAGTTACATATTTTAATAAACGATCCGTCATCTCTTACAATTATCATTAATGTCCGTGAGTGTAACTCCATAAATCGTTTATTTGATTATTGACATCATCTATACGATAATCATAATCATCAAACTTCCACCATTTATCGTTAAATTGTGTTTCTAATATCAACACTCTGTCTTTAAGTTGGTCAAATTCCCATGGATCAACTCCATTAGAATCTTGTGTGTCGTGATAATGGTTGCTTTGGTTAGCTTCTAAATATGTAAGTCTATCTTCTATATATTCAACGTCATAAAATTTACTATCTAAGTCATAAACTTGTTGTTCTAGTATAAGTACCCGGTCTTCTAAATATTTATTATCGTAATTAGATTGTTCTAACTGGTATATTTTTTCGTATAGCACTGATATTTGTGCCTCTACTTGATTTTCAGCTATGATACTTTCAAGATTAGATACTCGTTCATCAATAGTAGATAAGGTGTCAACCATTCTACCAGCAGTGTTAATGCCTCCAACGATAGCACCCAAAACAGTAAAAAGACCAAGGACCAAACCAATGTTTTTTCGTAGTTTCTCAATCATTTACCACCGCAACAACCGCTACCACAACAGTCCATTATCCTCCAACCTTAAATAGTATTTCTCTAATTACTTCTTCTATTACCATTAAGTTTTGGTTAAACCCTGCAATAGATTCTTGATACGCACTTACTTGTGCTTTTAATGTTGCAACTTCTTGTTGCATATCGTTGACTGTTTTAAACAACCAACCTACTAAAGCGGCTAAACCACCTTGTAGTATTTGTCCTAAATTAACTTGCGCCTTCATTATTCAATCCAATCCCAATCTTCTTTTACATAATGTTTTGGTAATCTAATTTCAGATAATTCTTTAATATAAGAAATAATATTTTTTATAAAATATCCAAATATAAACCCTATTATGTAATCCATAAATCGGATTATAACACAGATTTATGAAGGTTTTGGATTGTCGTCTTTTATCTTTTTAATAGCTTTATACCAATTACCAGTTTTGTCTAATTTTCCTGAGTCTATGTCCCAAAATAATTGGTCTAATTGATCTCCAAAAGAAAGGTACTCATTTAACCTATCTTCTTTATAACCATTATCTTGTTTATTTAATTTAAATTGAGCTCTATCTTCAATAGCGCGATTGTATTCTAAATCTGTAAACTCTCGTCTCTCATTATTAACAACTGCGTATAAAGGTTTTTCACTTTCTACTTCAGAAGTAGCTTCAGTTCTAAACTCTTCAATTGTTTTTATAGCCATATCTTTCCTATCTTACTATAATTTATTTTTTTAATCCATATAAAGCAAAATGGCCTGCAGTTAAATTATTGCCACCATTTGTTTTAAATGTAACACCGTCACTTGCGCTAGCTACGGTATGAATAAAACACCCGTAAAAACCTCTACCTGCATTGTCATTATATTGAAAATGTGAACTCTCTATAGTTACAAAACTATATTCATCTGCATTTGGAAAATTAAATAAATATCCAATACCATTACCAGCTGAAGCACTTACTCCACTGTCTATTGTTGCAGTAAAATCAACTTGTGTTAAATCTTCATTTCCTATATTTGAATATGAAGTGTCTGATTTTAAATATTTTTTTGCATCATCGTAATTACTATCATCTTGCACAGATCCACCTTTTGTTATTCTTATCGCTAAAGCATCATCTGTATTTACTTTGACATTTGTAGCTACAATTTTGTAAACATCATAAGTAGTATCAATAGAGACATTTGCACCACTACTACCATTACTACCTGCACCAAGAGTTACTGCAGCCGTTGCTGAACTTATTGTAAATTCATCTATTAAAACTAAAGAACTTGAAAATCTATCTTCTTGTGCCACTATTGAACTCCATATACTGTTAATTTTGCTTTTGTTATATTAGAACTTCCTGCGTAAACTTGTATCCCTGTGTGTGCCTCTGCTACTTTTAATACTCCCATAGCTTTACGTGCTATGTAAGTTTTGGTTGAACTAGCTAAATAAAGAGTTGAAGTTTGCCAATTAGAAAATGTATAACTTGAAGTGTCAGCAGGGTTATAAATATACATTACATAAAATCCACCATAAATTGATTCGTTATACATTGTATATTGCCATTTATCTGCGTTTTCACCATTAAATTCTCCAGTACCATTTGTAGCCATACTCCACGATGCGTGATCATAATTGCTTGAATCGACTACACCACTTGAATTTAATAATCTTGTTTCTGTTGCAAGTTCTGTTCCTACTTCATCAACTGTATAAATACATTTATATAATTTATATTGAGAAGAAAATACATCAGTAACTGATAATGAACTAGCATTTGTATCTGTGCTTGTCTCTTTTAAAAATATTAAATTAGCCATATTTAACTCCATACATACTTGCATTTCCACTAAAACTACCGGTGTTAGGAAAAATAGAATAGCTATTATGCATTTCTTGAACAGGGTAAACTCCACCACCAATATTAAATGCTGCAGTATTGTTTGTTCTTGAAGTAAAACAACTATGAATACTTACATAACTATATGCTTCGCTATTCCCCATATTATATAAATATGCATAACCAGTAAAACCTAAGCCGTCTGGACTTGTAGCCATTGTCCCTAAATTTGCGTGTTGATGAGCCCACATTGAAGTAGAAGTGTGATTTCCAAATGTGTCATCTGCTTCTCCTCTTATGTTTGCATACATATTGCTGCTATCTTTGTAATTTGTACCTTGTCCAAATCTACCAAATATTCCTACATCGTGGCTGCCACTATGAAAATTGTAAGTTAAAAAAAATACGTCATATTTGTCAATTGGTAAACTACTAAAATTAAATGTACTAACACTACTTTGTGCTTGTGTTTCTATTAAATCTAGTTGACCAAAGTCTGTGTATTTATCTGCTCTAGTTAAATCATAAATATCACTAGGTGTAAAAATACCTTTGTTGTTTCCAAAACTTTGTTCTGGACTATCCGGTATATATCCAAATTCACTACTCACAATGCCACCACTTTATACAACGAAAACACTCCAGTAATTGTATCACCACCACCTTCAAGAAATTGTATTCCATTATTTGCTTGATTAACAGTATGGACACCGCCTCCAAATTGAGCAAACAAAACACTGTTTGTACTATGCCTATAATTACATTCAATTCTTTGGTAAGAATAATGACTTGCGTCTGCAAATTGATAAAGGTAAATAATTCCATTTGCTACTTCTTCAGTACCAGTTCCAATATTACCAATAGAAAAAGATGTATTATCTACATTAGCACCATTGTTAAAACCTGTATCAGTTCTAAAACTTCTTGTTGCAAAATCATAATTAGCAGTGTCATCAGCAGAATCATCACTTGCTTTAGTTACACGAAATCTTGGATTCTTTGTATTATTAGAAGTTTTTAAATTATTAAAAGTCACAATATGAGTTGAGCTATCATCAATACCTATAAGACTTACAGTAGAAGTTGCAGTTGTTATTTCTTTACTTTGTAATTGAATTATTTTTCCAGCCATTATTCGTGATCAGCTCTCATTCCAAAAGTCCTTATAGTTGCAGTTAAAATATTATCACTAGCAGCTAAAATTTGATAACCGCTAATAGCAGTATATTCTTTTAAAACGGCAACACCTTTAAACGCTCTATCTTCAGAGCCACTAAAACCGCTAGCTTGAAATTGATGCCAGGTATAACAATCACCTTTAAATGGAGTAAATACATATCCTGTTATTCCAGCTCCAAGTGTGCCAGCCAATTGACCAAAAAAAATATGATTTTGGTCTACAATACGATTTTGATTAAAACCACTCTGCCTCATACGAAGCCAAGCTTGATCATAATTTGAATCGTCTATAACATTTCCATTTGTATCAATAAATCTTATATGTACATCAATAGAGTTAACACTTGAAGTTGCATTATCAATAATAATTTGGTAGTTGTCAAAATCAGAACTAAAAACATTTTCCATATTAACACTTGATGTTGAACTACTAACAGTTGTTTGATTGATAAGTCTTAAATTACTACTCATAATTCTTTAACTCCAAAAAGACGAGCAGTACCACTTGTAAATCCAGTTATTGAAGTTCCTTCGCCAATTCTTATTCCATTAACTTCTTCAGTTACACGGTAAGAGCCGCCGCCAAATTCTTGTGCGTATATAGTACCTTGTAAAAAAGTGCATTCAGTTGTTATTAAAGTGTACATTGATGAAACATTTGCATTGTATATGTAAAAATTACAATTAAATTCAGAGTTGGTTAAAACGTCTCCACCTAATCTAATTGAAGATTGTGAATTACTTTTTCTTTCTCCAGATGAATTGTTTGAATATACTCTGTAATTTGTAAAAGCATAGTTAGAAGTTTCATAATCATTACCGCTATCATTAGAAAATTTAATTCCAAATTCAGTTTGTGTAGTAGGAGTGCAATTAATGAGTTGAATAAAATGTGTTTTATAATCACTAAATTTATCAACAAAATCTATTGTGCTAGAACTAGCAGAACTTTCAGCAATAAATTCTAGAGATCCACTCCAGCTGCCGTCTTTAGCTAAATTAAGTATTTCTTTAGGTGTATATAAACCTGTATTGTTTCTTACATCTCGCGGTTGAGTACCTAAGTAAGCCATAAAAAACTCCTTTAGGTTTGTCTAAGAAATGATACGTTATATTCTGCACTAGAAGCTGCTGAACACAAACCTTGTAGTTTGTCTCCAGTTTCTAATGTTATCTTTGTTGTTATTTCAATAGTTGTTCCAAATGGTAAAGTCACATTATTTAAAACATGCCTTAATGTTCCACCAGATTTTGTAACACTTAAATCAATTGTTACATCAGCACTGCTTGAATTTACATTTGATACAAGAATACCTATTACTGTTTCGGTTGTAGATGAAGGAACTGCATCAACAATATCTCCTGCTGATGTTCCTAACACACCTTGAACTGAGTGTAATGTATCCGCCATAAATTATCCTTTCCTAGCTAAGAGCTAAAACCAATCCTAATGATACTCCTCCAGCAGTTGACAATTGTCCGTTAGATGCAGTTACAGTTGAGCCGTCTGCCATAGCAGTTGCTAAATCTGCAATACTTTCTTTTCTAGAACCATTACTAGCATTTGCATCTATGATAGCAATTGAATCATTTGCAACATCTACGGCTGCAGCAGTTAAATCATTTAAATCTAAATTAAGAGTTGGAGATCCACTTGTTCCACCGCCACTAAGGCCGTCTCCTGCGGTTACTGCTTCAATATCTCCAGCAACAGTTCCCCACTCCATACCATTAGCTGCAGCGTTAGTTCTTAAATATTGTAAAGCTGATCCTAATGCAGCAAGTCCTGTTCCACCATGTGTATAAGGAACTGTATCACCTGATACAAATTCTGATAATCCGTCTGCATCACTATTTGCATCAAAGGTTGCTTTTATTGGTACTTTATCTCCCATGTTTATCCTGCTCTCGTTTTAATATTACTTGTATCTCCATTTGTTTTTATAAATGGAAGTATAGTCTGATTATCTAAAGCTATCAAAGGTATAGGATTTGCTGCACCAGATGCTTTAAAAAAACTTAAAGACCTTTGAACATCAAATGTAACGTCTTTAGCTGGCCTTAAATCAAAAAAGTCTGATATTATTTGATAACTCATATTACCATTTAGTCCTGTTAGCCCAATAAGCTGCTGACATTTTTCCTTTTTTAATATTACTAGCGTGTCTTGCTTTAAAACTTTTACGTCTTGCTTTAGATTTAGAATCTGTTTTCTTACCAGCACCACTAACACCTTGTTGTCCAAACCTAATTAACTTAAGTTGGTGACCTTCTTGTGCTAAAACCATGTGAGACTTAGTCTTGTGACTAGGTGTTCTTTTTGGTTTATTCACACCTTTAAGATTGTGCTTTTTTAATAAATTCTTTTTTCTTGCTTCGTGTGCCATAGTTATGTTGCCCTAGGTTTCCTCTTAGGTAATCTTTTAATCTTACCATTTTCTGTTCTTGCAAACCTAGCAGTTTTAGTTTCTCTACTTGGAATAAGAGTGCCATAATAAGTTTTACCACCATATTGCCAAGATACTCGTCTACCAGCCATTTTATTTAAGTCCTCCTTGTCGTAATTAATGAACTTGCCTTAATCTTACCACAACAGTTCCTTCTCCTGGAGAA